AAAAGGCAGGTCGAGGTGGTGTTTGGAGACATGATAATAAAGTTTCAGGTCAATTAATTAAAGTACATGCACCCTTTAATAGAAACGATGATCCAAATGAATTAACGACAATAAAACAAAGAAATAATTTAATAACCAGAACAGTATCAGCTGCTCAAACTATTAAATATACAGGTCACTTAGATGCAGCAAAAGAAATATTATCGTCTGGTAAAACTTATGATATAAACAATTGGAATCAAGGATATATTACATGGGAATATATAGAATATTTAATTAATAAAAATCTTTCTTTTTATAGTTCAATGGGAAAAGATAAAGTATTCTCACCTAAATTACAAACAAGTAAAGTGTCAAATAAAAAAAACAGAGATGTTGTAAATTATAGAACACATATACAATCTAGTGAACCACTTGTTTGTATATTACCTACTAAAGACACACGATATGAAGGAATACATGATGAAATCAAAAATGGTTTTCATGATGAACGAGGAGTACACTTGAGTTATTTTTTAGTTAATATAAGATTTGTATACCAGGCGTTTTTGTAATCAGAATAATTAAAAGATTTTTTATTAAAGATGACCCAACATTAATTTATATAGTTGATAAAAAAACGATTTTAGTAGATGATATTAAACCATATACATTCAACGTATATAGTAAAAATAGTATCGTTAGAAATGTTACATTAGATACTGAAATAGATCAGAAGATTAAAACAATGATGATGTATGGTTCTAACCAAAAAAACAATGACGAGGAAATAGGTGTTGAGTCTTCTTATGGATATAGGTTGTTTAATGTCTCGGTAAAAGATATAGCAAACGGTCAACTTACACCTGCTGCAACTGAAACGGATGCTAATACCGATCAAGATAAAACAGATTCACCAACCTTAACTTGGCAGGAAATTGTAAAAAATTTTAATAAAGTATATGGTAAATTAGTAAGAAAAAGAACAGAAAAATTAGTAGATAAAACAAAAATAGCATTAAATAAGATTGTGACATATCCATTTGATGGGGAAGAGGTTGCTAGTAATAATCGATATCCTATATTACCGCTTAAACTAAGTGTAACAATAGATGGTATCGGTGGAATACGATTTGGAAATGCAATAGATATTGATTACAAACCAGAAAGATATTCTGATTGTTATTTTCAAATTACAAATGTATCACAAACCATTAATAGTGATGGATGGGAAACATCTATCGAAACAGTGATGAGAACTGATAATAAAGGGATTAAAAATTCAACTCTTGGTCTTAAGCAATCCACACTCGATGAAGTATCAAATCCTCTATGGCGATCACAAGGAGACTCATCAGGAGAATATGAACAAAAATTCTTCAAAGATGTAGGCCTACTTAAATCGCAAGGATATACACCCCAGTCAGAACCAGATTATGATATACCAGAATCAGATTTAGATATAGCAAAGGATTTATAATGAAATACATTCCAGGAAAAATAAAAGATCATGTAAAGGATATCAAACAAACTTTCGGTAAAGAATATATGGATTTATTAGGAATAGAATATATCGGTTACTATCATACCCTTGGAGGTGGTAAATATACAGGTCCAGTACATGATAAATATTCAATTGAGTTATACGATTATAATCCAGACCCTAATTATGTAAAATATCTTTCGTTACATAATTTTTATTTAAAGGAAGATTATAATGATGTAAAAGGTTATTATCCTATCATTGAAGAAAAGGATTATGAAAGGGGTAACTTTACAAGATATTTTATAAGGAAACAAAATGATGTGTCCGCTCCGATAATAGAAATAAATAAGAAACAGTATGAAAATTTGAATAAAAGTAAATCTGGTATAAATGAATCATATTATATGGGTGTCAAAGTTATTTGGAAAATATCAGGTCCAAGAAATGATGTTTATAAAAATGGTAAAATAGTTATATATGGGGTAGAAGATACGAATAAAAGAACTTTAATGTTGAAAGAAAAGGAAATGAAAAATATAGTAACAGCATTAAGAGACCTCACACAATTTGCAAGACTAAAATAGTTGTTTTTGTTATAAATTTTTTGTATATTTAACTATGGTTATAGAATCGAGTCAAGAGTTAGAATACTTCCTGACGCAAATAAGTACCTCTGACATATTCATATATCCAATATACACAAACCAAAAGAAACACCCGTCTAATAACGATATTTCTTTAGTGTATGTTTATACGATTGAATCGTCTGAAGAGTTTATGCTTGTGTTCAATCATGGAGAAAAATTCCATGATGTATATTCTCGTGATATATTTGAGAAGTTGGGTAGTAATAAAATATACTCATTTGATAAGAAATCACTGTTACATTTACACGAGTTTCAGAATGTATTCGACTTGAATTTGGTATACTATTTTGATAAAAGAGAACCATACGATTTTGATAATCTCGACTCTACTTCACACACTTTTTTCAGGAAAATGTATCGAGAAAGGGAAGACTTAAATTGTATCATTCCAATATTAAAACATCAAGAAGTTTGTACGAAATTAAAGAATATTGCATTGGATATTATTTTCAAATATCCAACCATATTGTCCTCTAATGTATACAACAATTACAATGAAAAAGTAATAACAAACTTTTATAACATCGAAAAATCGGGTTTATACTATGATTTTAAGGTGTTTAACCAGTTTTTTAAAGATAAAGGTGATTTCCATAAGAGTGACTCTCGATGTCTGTATACAAACTACAATATATTCACTGCTACTGGTCGTCCATCAAATAGTTATGGAGGAATTAACTTTGCTGCATTAAAGAAGGATAACGGAGAAAGAGCTTTAATAAAAAGTAGACATAAGAGTGTTGGAATATTAGTGGAGTTCGACTACGATGCGTTCCACATTCGTTTAATCTCAGACTTAGTAAATTTTCAGTTTCCTTATAATATAAGTGTACACGAATATCTCGGTGAACAATATTTCGGTACAAAAACACTTACAAAACAAGAGTACGAAGATAGTAAAAATCTAACTTTTCAACTCCTTTATGGAGGGATTTCAGATGAATTTAAGGAGATACCATTCTTTAAAGTGGTAGATGAGTATATATATAATATATGGAATAAAGTCAAGACTGACGGTTATATAAAATCAAAAATCTTTGGTCGTAAAATTATAAGAACTGATGATAACTTCACTAGACAAAAACTCTTTAATTATATGATACAATGTCACGAAACGGAATTTAATGTTACAGTACTAGAAGAGTTAAACGAAGTACTTAAAATGATGGATTCCGACATAGTGTTATATACTTATGATAGTATGTTGTTTGATGTTCCTATAACCGAAGGCAAAGATTTGGTGAATACAGTAAAAGAAATCATGGAAAAGAACGATAAATTTCCTGTTAAGATAAAATATGGGAATGATTATCACAACATGAAGGATTTGAGGAAATAATATGAAAGATTTAATCGATAAAATATTGCGTGAATGGTTATGGAGAATAGACGATCCATCAACCCCAGATGTAGAAAATCCAACTCACTTATATCATCTCAAAGAAGCATTAGAAGCATTGGACTTACCAGAGGAATTTATCACAGAATTTGGCGGTAACTTAACCGAGAAGGATGAGGATAAAAAGAAAGATGATGGAGAGGACAATGAGTATGAAGAATTGATGCAACATACTATCAAAGATCCAGACACAGGTAACGAAATCAAAATTAAATCTGCCTTAGCAAAGGATCAAAATACCTCAGTATATAAAGCAGCAGAAAGGGAATTGGCTAAATTAAAAGGTAGTGATAAAACAACAGAATTTCCTGATGATGTAAAAAAAGACGATGAAATAAAAGTAGGTGATAAAGTATATCGTAAGGATATGCTATCACAACCAGAAATAGATAAGCTAGAAAAAGAACAAAGTAAAGAGAAAAAGAAGAAATATCCTAGAAAACAAAATGTATTAGATGAAACGGAAATGAGTAAATTAAAAAACGCTTATTCAAAACCGTTACATAGTTTGGATACTTCTAAAAAGAAGTTAAGACACGTTACATCTAAATTAACGGCATTATCTATGGGTGAGGATGTAGAATTAGAAAAGGATGAAATTAAATATATTAACGATCATGTGTCACTATCTTCTAATCCAGAGTCAACACGATATTATTCGGTACCATTAAAAACAAACGATTTTATTAAGTTAGATTTAGAGAAAAAACAACTCAAAGCTAAAAGTTCTATTATAAATAATATGGAGCATTTAGCAGAGAAATACCCCGACTTAAAATTAAAATTCAAAGTTGGTAATTTAGTAGTTCCTAAGAATGTTGATGAGGTAAAACAAATGTTCAAACATAAACCTACCTCTTTCAAACCACAAGATAAATCTGGATTTGGTGTAGGGCATATGAAAGAAAATACTGGATCTAATATTTTAGATTCTACAGAACAAAATGCATTAAAAAACGAAGGAATAGACCCTGGTACAGTAAAATTTTATGGAGAAAAATTAGACTCATCTAATAAGGAAACTTTTATAAATTCTACCAAAGAAGTTGTATCATCCTTAAGACAAGGGATGTCTAATCCGGATATTTCTGATGATACTAAAAAATATATGGGTAGATTATTATCTGAAGTGGATGCTGTTATTAATTCTCCGGAACCACCAGAAATTAAATTAAAAAAATTAAATGAAGAGTTACCACGTATTGTAACAGATGCTTTTGAACAATCAGTGGATCTTGGACAACAGGAATCACAAAACTTTGTAAAAGATTTTGGCGAAGTAGCTACCTATTTACATCTTTTATCTTTGGGTGAAAAAGTTTATATGCCTTCTTCCGGTAACTTCGCAGTAGCAGACTTGATTAGAGTAAAGGAGGACGAGGCTGGATTAACTAAGGTAGATAAGGTTTCTATTAAATCCAAGTACGGCAAAGGAAAGGCAGAAGGTGCAGCAACATCTGTAATACAAGTGATGGATTTAATTAAGAAAAAAATGTCACCAGAAATTCAAAAAGAATTTGAAGAAGTATCTTCTTTGCATGTTCCAGAATCTACGGAAATAGATACAGATAAATTGAGTAGTGAAAGAAGGAAAGATGTAAAAGACATTAAAAGTATCGGAAATATTAAAACACAAAAAGAATTAGATCGTATAATGAAAAAAGTAGGATTTGATGACGATGAAATAAACAGGTTTAATAAAAAAATTAAAACAAGGATAAACGGGCACGTAAAGAAAGGAGAACTAAAAAATCCTAAAATGAGTAATGTTTCTAAGATGATACAAGAAGTGGCTTATAGAGATTATACTAAGAAACAGACTACAAAATTATTCAAAGAAAATGACACTGATTATCCTGTAGATTATGTTGTTTTAGATGCAAGTGATGATATTATTAATATTCACTCACAAGATCGTTATAGGTTGGGTGATATGAAACTAGAAGAAAAAAGCCCGCTGAGAGATACATTTGATGACAAGGGAAATATAGTTTCATCTAGATATATTCAGGGAAGGATGGGTGCTAGACCCATCTCAAAATAGTGGAGAATTAAATGGCTTATGAAAATAGACAGTTGGTTTGTACGTTTGCGACACAAAACCAATTATTGACAACAATGCGTTCTATTTTATCCTCTTTTGATATTATGTATAATCGAGTTTATATATTTGAAAATGTAGAAGATAGAAATGATGTATTGTACACATATAATATAAGAGGTGTAAAACAAGGTCAGCGGTTTTTACCTAACACGATATCAATTCATAGAAAGAAACAGAGTAATACTTTCTATACTATAAACGCGTTAAACAACCTTATTCAAGAAATAAATAACGGTGTATTAGACAAAGAATATGCTGTAGAATGGGACAATTATCGTGACATGGCCATAATTATTAATGACGATATGTTGAAGAAAATTAAGTTAAGAATGAAGGAAGTATTTCACTTAGACAGGAACTAATATGAAAAAATCAGAGTTAAAACAAATGATCCAAGAAGAACTAAACTCAGTTCTAAATGAGTTGTATTTTTCTTATGCCATGGAAGTAGTGGTTGTTGAAGATCCAAAGAGAAGAGGACAAACTAAACAATTTCCTGTTAAGGATTTTGAGGAAGGAGTTAAAAAAGCAACTGCATTAGCTAAAAAAGTAAGAGCTGGAAAAAGTGGTCTTAACGGTGAAGTTCCTTTTATTTGGATGATAGGTGAGGATAAAATCTGTGTTACACATTGGGATGATAAATTTGAACACCACTTAGACGTACAAAATCATTTCGGTGGTGAATCCGGTACCATGAGAAAAGTTATAAAAACAGGTGACAAAGTAGGAACAACAGGTCCACCAAAAATAGTCAAATTATAATTTTGTTTCTAATAAAAAATTACGTATAAAAAACTATCTGTTATAAAACTGATGGTTTTTTGTATTTTTACATACTTATATACGAGTAAAAATTAACAATTAACATTTAACCAATGAAGAAATATATCGAAAGATAATGTTAGCGGTATTTAGGTCAGAAACGACCTAGGTATTTTTTTTGCTGAAAATTATAAAAATTAATAAATAAACGAGGAGTTATTATGGCTATTAACAGAGACCTAATCCAAAAAAAGTTGGCTACACTTCAAGCTAGTTCAAACAGAAACAATTCATTATGGAAACCAGAACCAGGTAAAAATATGGTTAGAATTGTACCTTATCAACATCAAACAGACAACCCATTTCTTGAGTTATATTTCTACTACGACTTAGGTAAAAAAACTTACTTGTCAAATCACACGTTTGGCGATAGTGACCCAATTGTAGAGTTTTGTGACGAATTGAAAAATACAGGAATCAAGGAAGACTGGCAACTTGCAAGGAAACTTGAGCCGAAAATGAGAACTTATGTTCCCGTTATCGTTCGTGGTAAAGAGAAAGAAGGTGTTAAATTTTGGGGATTCGGTAAGGAGATTTACCAAGAGTTGTTGAGTATTATTTCTGATCCTGATTATGGTGATATCACTGATTTAACAAGTGGTAGGGATGTAGATGTTGAATATCTAACACCAAAGGAAGCCGGAAATCAGTATGGATCAACTAAAGTGAGGGTAAAACCTAACCAAAAAGAAGCTACAGAAGATACTGATGTAGCAAAAATGATCATGGAAGAACAACCAGACATATATGACATCTTTAAGAAGAAGTCTTATGACGAACTTAAAGAAGCATTGGAAAGATGGTTAGACCCTGAGAAATTTGCTGATGACAGTAACGCTGTAAGTGCCAATATTGAAAAAGCACGCAAACAAGGTGGAGTAGAAACACCTAAAACAGATGATGTTGAAGATAAAAAAGATCTACCTTGGGAAAAAGAGGACGAAAACACTGAGTCCCAAAAGAAACCATCAACATCAACAGATGCGGAAGCGGAATTTGATAAGTTATTCAAAGACGAATCATAGGAATAGTTATGAGTAAAACTGAAAGCAGAGACCTTAACAGGGACAGTCTTGCTACTATACTCCACGATTCTATTAATTCCGGATTAAAGAAAGGAGAAGATAATATTTCTCATTTTCTGGATGGACATGACGAAGTAGCAGCAAATGTAGAGGACTGGGTGTCCACAGGTGCTGACACATTAGACATAGCCATTTCTAACAGACCACATGGTGGTTTTCCAGTAGGTAGGATAGTAGAAATAACAGGTTTGGAGGCGTCAGGGAAATCCCTGATTGCCGCCCATGCCATAGCCGAAACTCAGAAGAAGGGAGGTATTGGTGTATTTATTGATACTGAATCTGCTGTGTCAACAGATTTTATTACTGCTATTGGAGTTGACTTAAAGAAAATGATATACGTTCAAATGGAAGCCATTGAGGATGTGTATCAAACAGTCGAAAACATCGTTGACAAAGTTAGAGAATCCGAAAAAGATAGATTAGTTACAATAGTTGTAGATTCAGTAATGGGTGCTTCTACTAAGAAAGAACTGGAAGGTGACTATGATAAAGAGGGTTGGGCAACTGACAAGGCTATTCTCTCATCCAAGGCAATGAGAAAACTTACTGGTTTAATATCACAACATAGAATACTGTTGATATTTACAAATCAGTTAAGACAAAAATTAGGAGTTACATTTGGTGATACCTGGACAACCAGTGGTGGTAAAGCATTAGCGTTTCACTCAAGTGTTCGTTTAAGGCTAAAGTCATTGGGACAACTAAAGGCCACAGTAAATGGAGTTGAACAAACAATAGGTATTAAGACCAGATGTCAAGTTGTTAAAAATAGATGTGGTCCTCCAATGAGGTCCGTTGAATTTGATATAATGTTCGATCGTGGTATTAACAACTATGATGGTTGGCTTAACATCTTAAAGGAATATAAATTAGTCAGACAAGGTGGTGCGTGGTACACGTATGAGAAAGAAGATGGGACAGACTTAAAATTTCAAGCTAAAGATTTCTCAGGAAAAATAGAATCAGACCCTTTATTAAAAGAAGAGTTATATGTTAAGATATGTGACACTTTAATAATGAAGTATAAATCCTCTAATTTTTCAATCGATGATATAGAATTGAGTGATGAGCCTATACCAGAAGACTGATGTTTCAACTGTTTTATAAGTAAATTTACATCACTCCTATATATATTTGTATAGGAGTGATTATGAAACAATATGTAAATGCTTTTTTAGATGATGAAACAATAAAGAGTGTAAAGGATATACAACGGAGATTTTCTTTGACATCTAAAGAATATAAATTATTAAAATTGTATATAGATGAAAATTTCGATGAAGAAGAAATTTATAAAATTCAAAGGAGTCGAATAGCAAAATACGCAAATAGGATTAGACAAGAACAGGGTTACTCACATTCATCTGACACTAAAGAACGTATGAGTAAATCTCAACAGAAGTTTTGGGATAGTTTATCAGATGTTGATAGAGGATATTATACCAAGATTAAAAAAGACAATATGTTAAAGTGCTTAGAAAAAGGAAAAACTCAAACTTCTCAAACTAAGGAAAAAAGAGTGAAATCTAGAAAAAATAGTGGAAGACCTTGGCATACTGATGAAGTAAAAGAAAAAATACGTAATTCAAATTTAGAAGATAGTAAAAATCGAGATTATAGTAAATCTGGTTTTAATGCGTTAACAGAAGAACAAAAACTATTAAACATTAAAAAAAGAGTATTATCTAGAAAACGGAATAATGATAAATGGAATTCAGAAGAAACAAATAAAAAGATAAGTGATACCGTTAAATCTTTGTGGTCAATTGGAAAATACAAAAATATAGTTCAAAGTAAAGGTCATTTAGAATTATTTAATTTAATATGTAAATTGGGTTATAATGCAACTGTTGAATATTTAGTTGATAGTAAAAGTTTTGATATATATGTAAGTGATTTTAATTTATTAATCGAATTCAACGGAACTTATTGGCATGCAGATCCTAGATTTTACGATAACATTTTTGAATATAAAGGAACAGATAAAACAGCAAGAGACGTTTGGATTTATGATAATGATAAAAAACAAATCGCATTAAATCATGGTTATAATATTGAATATGTTTGGCAATATGATTGGGAAAATACAGATAATAAAGAGAGTTTAATTAATAATATTTTTAGAAAATATAATGAATAAAAGACATTTAGACATATTAAAAAATTTAAAAAATAGGCCGTCGAAGGGTATGGGTGTTGATAGTAAGATTCTACTAATCGACGGCCTTTGACTAAATTCATTTATCAGGGCCTTTGCCGTTAATCCTACTATAACAGATGATGGTATTCATGTTGGTGGTATTGTTGGTTTCCTGCATACAATTGGATATGCAATAAAAGTTATAAGACCTACAAGAGTTATAATTGCATTTGATGGACCAGGTGGTAGTGTTCGTAGAAAGCAAATATATCCAGAGTATAAATCAAACCGCAGTACCCCAACAAGAATTTCTCGTATGGATCATTTTGGTTCATACGAAGAGGAACATGCAGCTAAAAACTATCAGATTAAAAAGTTAGTAGAATATCTACAATACTTACCAGTACAATACATATTAGCACACGATATTGAAGCAGATGATGCCATAGCATATTTAGCAATGGAAGTATTCGATCAAAGTGAATGTGTTATTATGTCCACAGATCAAGACTATTTACAATTAGTGGATGACAGAGTTACAGTGTGGAGTCCAACTAAAAAGAAGATGTATAATACAGATACATTGACAGATGAGTTCGGTATTACTCCAAATAATTTTTTAATGTATAAAATGTTGGTTGGTGATGTAAGTGATGGTATACCAGGAATAAAAGGAATAGGTCTTAAAAGTGTAATTAAGAGGTTCCCTATTATGATGGAAACCGAAGAAGTGACTATTGATAAATTGTTAAAATATTCTGATAAACAATTGAGTTTATTAGATGAAAAAGGCAAGCAAGTCAATAATTATAAAATATACAAAGATGTTTTAGCCTCTAAAGATTTACTTGTTTTGAACGACGACTTGATTCAACTTAAAAACGTTGATATCACCCGAAACACAAAGATTATATTATCTAACCAGGTAAAGAGACCTATTAACCGGTTACTTAAACATCAATTTCTTCGGTTAGTTTTGGAAGACAAAATGAACGCTGGACTGAAAAATCCCGACTTATGGTTGAGGGAAAATTTTACACAATTAGATGCATACGCGAGTGAAACGTATGATTAAAGGAGATACACATTAATGAGTGAAATAAAAAACTTATCTGATTACGGTTCCAACTTTCAAATAAAATTAATAGCATCTTTATTATCAGATCAGGGTTTTTTACAACAAATTTTAGATATTTTGGAAACAAGTTATTTCCAATCCGAGGCTAAATCTACGATAATAAAAATGATTAAAGATTACTTCCTCGAATATAAAGTTATTCCAACTATGGAGGTAATGGTTATTAAAACCAAAGAAATCGAAAGTGATTTGCTTAGAGAATCTATGAAGGGAGTATTGAAGGAAGCTTATCAACATTTAAGGGACTCTGATTTAGAATTTATAAAAAAACAATCGTTAGATTTCTGTAAAAATCAAAAACTTAAACAAGCAATCATGGACTCCGTGGAGTTACTTCCAATAAGTGATTACGATGGTATTAAATACAATATAGATCAGGCACTAAAAGCAGGAATTCGTAGAGATTTGGGTCACAACTACAAAGAAGGTGTAAAGGAACGATACGAAGAAGAAGCAAGGAAATGTGTCAAAACTGATTGGGCTGTATTAAATGATTTAATGGATGGTGGATTAGGTTCCGGTGAGTTGGGTATCATTGCTGGTGGTCCTGGTTCCGGTAAATCATGGATATTATCTGCTATTGGGGCGTCAGCTTTAAAGCAAGGAATAAAAGTTATACATTATACATTGGAATTGAACGACAAAGTAGTATCAAAACGTTACGATGCTATTTTAACAGGGCTATCAATACAAAACCTAAAATTCCATGTGGATGAAATAGAAGAGAAAGTAGAAAAACTTAAAAGTAATTTGTTTTGTATGTATTATCCGTCTAAGACGGCATCATTAACTACTTTAGCAGCACACATAGAAACATCCATATTAAACGAACATAAACCTGGATTACTTATTGTTGATTATCCTGATATTCTAAAGTATAGTAATAACGGCCTAAAGGATATGAGGGAAGATCAAGTACTCGGTAGTATTTATGTCGAACTAAGAGGTTTAGCGGGTACTTACGATTGTCCAGTATGGGCTGCATCACAGTTCAATCGATCAGCAGCCGATGACGAGATAATAGAAGGTAATAAGATTGCCGGATCGTATGAGAAGTTGATGCATGCCGACTTTGTTATGTCGTGGTCAAGAAAAGTAGAAGATAAACTTGCTGGAACTGCAAGGGGACATGTTATTAAAAATAGATTCGGTCCTGATGGAGTAACATTACCAAGTAAATTTAATGGGTCCAATGGTAGAGTAGAGTTATTTGAACCTAACACCATAGAAGGTAGAGACACACAAAAGGACATGGATAATTCGGATAGTTTTGTACGCAAGCACTTAAAAGCAAGACATAATGAGTTATTTAAGGACGATGAGGTAGAGGGAAAGGAATGAGAACAATATTTACAGATGAATTTAGTGAGGAAGTATTTGAAAATACATACCAATATGGGGTCGAAACAATTGATGAAGCACACGAACGAATAGCAAATACACTTGCTTCTGTAGAAAAAGATCCAGAATATTGGGAAGAAGAATTTAAGACAGCATTAGAAGAATTTAAGTTTGTCCCTGGTGGTCGTATCATTTCTAACATGGGGATAGGGATTAAAGGAACAACAGCAATCAACTGCTTTGTCGATGGATTTACAGGAACAGACCAAGATTCAATGGAAGGAATACTTGATGCACTTAGACGACAGGCATTGATATTAAAAAGTGAGGGTGGATATGGTTTTTGTTCAGATGTGATGCGACCACGAGGTGGATTTATTGAGGGAATCGGAAACTCAACACCAGGTGCAGTAAAAATGTTGGATATGTGGGACACACAATCTGCAGTAATAACAGAGGGTAGTGGAAAGAAACACAATAGAAAAAAAGCAAAGAAGAAGATTCGTAAAGGTGCTCAAATGGTTACAATGTCTTGTTGGCACCCAGATATATTAGA